TTCCTGTAGCGCACAGAGAGTACACTGAACCTACTCACCGCATTAATGCACAAGGTAGTTCAGTATCAACAAGTTGGATGGGTGCATGAAAAAAACCGTATCTTTAAGCGTAGGTCGTGGCGAAAAACTCCCAGTGTCTAAGGGCGCAGGGTTGACCGCCAAAGGGCGTGAGAAGTACAACCGTGAAACTGGTAGCAATCTAAAAGCGCCAGCACCAAACCCCAAAACCAAGGCAGACCAAGGTCGCAAGGATTCCTTTTGTGCAAGAATGGGCGCAGTAGCCGCGAACGCCAAAGATGGCGAACGCGCTAAAGCAGCCCTTAAACGATGGAAGTGTTGATCATGGCAACTAAACAAGGGCTTTACGCCAACATTCACGCAAAACAAGAACGCATCAAAGCTGGTTCTGGTGAAAAGATGAACAAAGTTGGTAGCAAAAACGCTCCAACTGCTAAAGACTTTAAAAACTCTGCTAAAACAGCAAAGAAGAAATAATGGCTGATTACACAGGCATCGCGGCTGCGGGGGCAGTCTCAGAGGGTGGTAAACCCAAAAAGAGCGACTCCGACATACTAGCCACCGCAAGGTCAAGGCTAGATATGGCTATGTCTGCCTTGTCTGAGTCCCGTGAAGACGAAAACGATGACTTAAAGTTCTACGCTGGCTCACCTGATAACCACTGGCAATGGCCTGCCGATGTACTCGCCACCCGTGGAGCTGTACAAGGTCAAACCATCAATGCCCGTCCATGTCTGACAATCAATAAACTGCCACAGCATGTACGCCAAGTTACAAATGATCAGCGTCAGAATCGACCTGGTGCGAAGGTCATCCCTGTAGATGACAACGCTGACGTAGAAGTCGCGGACATCTTCAATGGCATGATTCGCCATATTGAATACATCTCTGACGCTGATGTTGCTTATGACACCGCCTGCGAAAACCAAGTTGCTTATGGCGAAGGCTATATCCGTCTGTTGACCGAGTATTGTGAAGACAACACGTTTGATCAAGACATCAAGATTGGGCGTATCCGTAACAGTTTCTCGGTGTACATGGACCCAACGATCCAAGACCCAACTGGGGCAGACGCTAAGTATTGCTTTATCACTGAAGACATTACCAAAGAAGAGTTTGAGCGCATGTACCCAGACGCAGCGCCCATTACAACTTTGCAATCATTAGGCGTTGGTGATCAATCCATCAGTAATTGGCTAAATGAGGACACGATCCGCATTGCCGACTACTACTACATTGACTATGACCGCGCTACGCTGAACCTGTACCCTGGCAACCAGACCGCGTTTGCTGGTACGCCTGAAGACAAGCAGATGAAAGAGTTTTACGGCAAACCATTGAAGTCACGCGAGTCTGACCGCCCAAAGGTCAGGTATTGCAAGATCAATGGCTACGAAATCCTTGAACAACGCGAGTGGGCAGGCAAATACATCCCCGTTATTCGCATTGTCGGCAACGAGTTTGAAGTAGATGGGCGCTTGTATGTGTCTGGTCTGGTGAGAAACGCCAAAGACGCACAACGCATGTACAACTACTGGGTTAGCCAAGAAGCAGAGATGCTTGCCCTAGCCCCGAAAGCGCCATTTATTGGTTACGGTGGTCAGTTTGAGGGGTACGAGACCCAGTGGAAGACAGCTAACACCACAAATTGGCCTTACCTTGAAGTCAATCCTGATGTAACAGATGGTCAAGGCGCTGTCTTGCCATTGCCACAACGCGCACAACCACCAATGGCTTCTAGTGGTTTGTTGCAAGCTAAATCTGGCGCATCTGAAGACATCAAGTCTACAACTGGTCAATACAACGCTTCTCTAGGAATGGGAAGCAATGAGCGATCAGGAAGAGCGATTCTTGCGCGTCAGCGTGAGGGTGATGTTGGAACTTACCACTATGGTGACAACCTTGCTCGTGGTGTTAAACACATAGCGCGTCAATTGATTGACCTAATTCCTAAGATTTACGATACCCAACGTATTGCGCGAATCATTGGTGAAGATGGCGAGACCAAGATGGTCAAGATTAACCCTGATCAGCCACAACCCGTTAACAAGATTGTTAACCAAGAAGGTATTGTGATCGAGAAGATTTATAACCCTAGCATTGGTAAATACGATGTCGTTGCGACAACAGGACCAGGCTACGCCACCAAGCGCCAAGCGGCACTTGAGGCAATGGCTCAACTTCTGCAAGGCAACCCGAATCTGTGGGCTGTCGCTGGTGACTTGTTTGTCAAGAACATGGACTGGCCAGGGGCGCAAGAAATGTCCAAGCGCTTTGCCAAGACGATTGATCCCAAGTTCTTGTCTGACGGGGATGAAGACCCAGCACTGCAAGCGGCGCAACAACAAATCCAAGCAATGGGTCAAGAGATGGAAGCCATGCATGGAATGATCCAAAACGTGGGCAAGTCTATGGAAGTGCAAGAGCAAGAGCGCAAAGACTTTGAGGCTCAAGTCAAAATGTATGAAGCAGAGACTAAGCGTATCGCTGCCGTACAAGCGGGCATGTCTGAACAGCAAATCCAAGATATTGCTATGGGCGTTGTCGCTGCGGCAATGGAGTCACAGAACATGATCTACGAGATGCCTTTCCGAGATCAGAACGAAATGATGCCTGAATCTGCTGAATATCAACAAGGTATGCCCGAACAGGGAATGCCCCCAGAGATGATGCCACCACAAGGAATGCCCCAATGAAAGCCGCTGATTTTTTAGGAATTCTTTTTTTAGCCCGTGATGTTGCCCACTCGGTGCATCTGAACACTCGAAGTTTCAGCAAGCACATGGCGCTAAATATCTTTTATGAGCGCATTGTTGGCGTTGCCGATGATTTTGCTGAAGCCTACCAAGGCCGTCATGGTCTAATTGGTCCAATCACTTTGCATTCGGCAAAGAAAACATCTAACATCCAAGAATTCTTAGAAGACTCTTTGAAACAGATCGAAGATGCGCGGTATGAAGTAGTGGATAAGAATGATATGTCGTTGCAACAGTTAATTGACAATATTATTGAAGTCTATCTCCGCACGTTGTATAAACTAAAATTCTTGGCATAAGGACACATCATGGAACTCTTAAACCCGTTAGCAGACAGTAATTTCCCAGCTAGGTCTATTTCTTACACTGGCACTGCTGGCGTAACTGGTGTCTGGCCTGCTGGCGCTCAAGGCGTGGTAGTTTGGTCTGACCAAGCATGTTATGTCTTGGTTGGTGAAGGCGTTACAGCTACAACAGCAAGCACACCGATCCCCCCATTTACACCGATCCCATTCAAAGTGCCTGCTACTGTTAGCGGTACATGGCGCGTAAGTGCGATCCAAGTGTCTACTAGTGGCACGATCTACTGCAAACCAATGAACTCACAATGAGTTATTTTGGCATCCCTATTCGGAATGGTGTTTCCATTGGTCTTGGAAGCATTATTTCCTTTTTGTCGGGGTATGCCGATGCAACGGTGCAGGGCAATCTTTTAACCGAGATCGGTGACAACCTCGTTCAAGAGGATGGCGGTCTAATTTTGTTGGAGTGATAAATGGCTGATACAAAAATCTCTGCTCTACCGAGCGCAACAGTCCCCCTAGCGGGTACTGAGGTATTGCCAATTGTGCAAAGTGGCGCAACAACCAAGGTAAGCGCCAATGGCTTGTTTAACAATCCAACAGTAACCAACTATACCGAGGCGGTTGTTGTCATCGGCACAGTAACGACTACAAACACTATTGCTTTGACCACTGGTACGGTGCAGACTGCAACCCTGACAGCATCCACAGCTTGCACATTCACAATGCCTACCGCTACGGCTGGTAAATCTTTTGTATTGCTACTTAAACAGGCGGCCACTACGGGTAACGGCACAGCGACATTTACATCTGTCAAATGGGGTACGGCTGGCGCACCTACGATTACAGCAACTGCTGGCAAGATGGACATCTTGACCTTTATTGCTGATAACACAAACTGGTATGGCTCTATTGCCCAAGGGTACACACCGTAATGTTTGCAGCCAAAAACTTCTTTCTCGCTGGCGGTAGTGCTGCTGCAACATCAACCGTTGAATACCTTGTTGTTGCGGGTGGTGGTGGTGGTTCTGGCGGTAATGGTGGTGGCTCAAACAATAACGGTGCAGGCGCGGGTGGCGCGGGTGGTTATAGAACCGCAGTTAGTTTTGCAGTTACTGCTGGAACTCCATTAACTGTAACTGTCGGTGGCGGTGGTACTGGGGGAACTGGCGATGGTTCTCCAGACACGGGAACAAAAGGTAACGATTCAGTTTTTTCAACCATAACATCAACTGGTGGTGGTCGTGGTGGTAGCCGTGGTGGTGTGGGTCAAACAGGCGGTTCTGGTAGCGGTGGTGCTGGCGGCTCTGGAGGAAATACAGGGGCTATTGCTGGCGGTGCTGGCAATACACCATCTACATCTCCATCCCAAGGAAATAATGGTGGCTCTGGATATGAAGGGCCAAACTTATCGCAAATAAACCCTGGTGGTGGTGGCGGTGGCATAGGTGCTGTTGGCGCTAATGCAACGTCATTAGGCGCGGCTGGTGCTGGCGGTATTGGCACAACTTCTTCCATCTCTGGAACATCAACTTACTACGCTGGCGGTGGCGGTGGCGGTTCTACAAATGTTGGAACTGCGGGCGCGGGTACAAGCGCAACTGGCGGTGGCGGTGCTGGTTCTAATTCAAATGTCGCGGCAACTTCTGGTACGCCTAATACAGGCGGTGGTGGCGGTGGCGGTGGTGGCAATGGAACTGCGGGCAGTAATGGTGGCGGTGGCGGTTCTGGCATTGTGATTATTCGCTATGCAGACACATTCCCAGCCGCAAGCGCAACTACTGGCTCTCCAACAATAACGGTTGCTGGTGGCTATCGAGTCTATAAATGGACTGCATCTGGTTCAATTACTTTTTAAGGAGGAACAATGTCACATTTTGCACAAGTAGAAAACGGCATCGTCACTCAAGTAATTGTTGCTGAACAAGACGTAATTGATTCTGGAATGTTTGGAACTGGATGGGTTCAGACTTCGTATAACACACGCGGCGGACAGCATCCAAAAGGCCAACCTTTGCGTAAAAATTACGCTGGTATTGGTTACACCTATGACAAACAACGTGATGCGTTCATACCCCCAAAGCCATATCCAAGTTGGGTATTGGTAGAAGAAACTTGTTTGTGGAACGCACCAATTTCAAAACCTATTGATGGAAATAGCTACCAATGGGATGAGGCAACAGTGTCTTGGATTATGCCTAGTGCATAATATCTGATATATTTATAAAAACCGTATCGGTGAGGTTCACCGAGGAATCGAAGGATTCATTGAAATGACTGAAGAAGTCCAACAAAACCTAGCGGAAGTTGACTCCGCGCCAGCTCCTACGGTGACGGCCACCCCAGAGACTGAAGTTCAAACGTCGGAAACGCCAGAAGTAGTATCGAAGACCTTCACACAAGAGGAACTAGACGCTGCGATAGGCAAACGCCTCGCAAGAGAGCAACGTAAGTGGGAACGAGAGCAGACACAGCGTCAGTCTGAACAACAGACGTTGAGATCAGCGCCAACAACATCGCCTGACCAGTTTGAGTCTACTGAAGCCTATGCAGACGCATTAGCACTTCAGAAAGCACAACAACTAGTCGCACAACGTGATGCTGAAAAGCAAAGATCGGAAGTTCTTGAGAGTTATCACGATAAAGAAGAAGAAGCTAGGACTAAATACGATGACTTTGAACAAGTCGCGTATAACCCAAAACTTCCAATCACAAACGTGATGGCAGAAACGATTCAATCTTCAGACGTTGGTCCTGAGTTAGCTTACTACCTCGGTTCTAACCCTAAAGAAGCAGATCGCATCTCACGCATGTCACCACTCGGTCAGGCAAAAGAAATTGGGAAGATTGAAGCTAAATTAGCATCTGATCCCCCAGTTAAGAAAACAACTTCAGCGCCAGCGCCTATTACGCCTGTCACTGCCCGATCCACTGGATCGACTGCTTATGACACCACAGACCCAAGGTCTTCCAAGACCATGACGGACTCGCAGTGGATTGAAGCAGAGAGAGCAAGACAGCGTAAAAAGTGGGAAGCACAGAATCGCTAATCAATTTTTAAAGGATTTTTTCCATGTCTAACAGTATCTTAACCATTGACATGATTACTAGAAAGGCTCTTGAAATCCTCGAGAACAACCTAGTACTCACCCGTAACGTTAACCGCCAGTACGATGACAGTTTCGCTGTCGAAGGTGCAAAAATCGGTTCAACTCTCCGTATCCGTTTACCTGACCGCGCTTTGGTGACTGACGGTGCCGCCTTGCAAGTGCAAGATGACAACGAACAGTTCACCACTTTGTCTGTAGCCAGCCAAAAGCATATCGGTGTCAACTTCACATCTGCTGAATTGACCATGCAATTGGATGACTTTGCAGAACGTGTGTTGAAACCCCGTATTAGCCAATTGGCATCATCTATTGATGCTGACGTTGCTACTGCGTATCAAAGTATTGGTAACACCGTTGGCACACCAGGCACCACTCCTTCAACTTCTTTGGTCTTGTTGCAAGCCCAGCAGAAACTGAACGAAGCGGCTGCCACAATGTCACCACGTTATGCAACAGTTAATCCTGCGGCTAATGCTGGTTTGGTTGAAGGCATGAAAGGTTTGTTCAATCCTACAGACACCGTCAGCAAGCAGTTCAAGAACGGCATGATGGGCACAGGCGTGTTGGGTTACGAAGAAGTCAACATGTCTCAGTCAATCAAGCAACACACTACTGGCACTCGTTCTACTACCGACACCATTTTGGTAAACGGCGCTGTTAGCACTCAAGGCGCAACTACCATTAGTATGGACGGTGGTACAGGTTCAGCAACGATCAAAATTGGCGATGTATTTACTGTTGCCAACGTCTACGCTGTGAACCCACAAACCCGTGAAAGTACTGGTTCTTTGCAACAGTTTGTTTGTACAGCCACTAACACTGCTGCTGGTGGCGCTTTTACAAGCGTTGCAGTTAGCCCCGCAATGTACACAAGCGCAAACGCGTTGGCTACTATTGACAGTTTCCCTGCTGACAATGCTGCCGTAACCTTTGTCGGAACTGCCAACACTCAGTACCCACAGAACTTGGTCTATCACAAAGATGCGATCACTTTTGCTACTGCTGACTTGTTGCTCCCACAAGGTGTTGACATGGCTGCTCGTGCGGTTCATAACGGTATCAGCTTGCGCGTTGTTCGCCAGTACGATATTAACAATGACCGTATGCCTTGCCGTATTGACG